GCGTCCTTTAGTTTCCCGCTTTGGCGCCCTCAAAGGTGTCGGTGTAGGCCTTGAGGACTCCGCGGATCCAGTAAGGATCGTCGCTAAGTTCGCGCACAGCCTCGATAGAAAAAGGTAGAGCCTTACCGTTCTCATCTTCGATCCCGTCCCATCCGGTAAGCACTGCCTTCAGCAAATCAAACTCGCTTTTCTCGCTGAGCTTGAGGAATTCGCTGCGCCCCAGTCGCTTGAAAGTTGCGTCGAACGTGGTGGTTTCAAATGTGCCGCCGTCTGCAGGTTCCTCAATGCTTACGGGCCACTTGAAGGTTTTTACCTTTTTGCGAATGAACGCCATAAGGCTGAGTAGTAGTTCCGCTTTATCTTACAGGCACAAAAAAGGGCCGCATGAGCGGCCCCGCTAATGCAACGAGCCTGTCGTTTAGGTGTAGGCCAGGGAGAACTCGTCGTTGCCGCTGGTGCTGGGCACGCAGGTATAGGGGATGTTGAACATCGCGATACCGTCCTGGTCGCTGTAGGAAACATCGCCAATGTCAACACGGGTGGAAGCGAAGTCCACGATGTTGCCGGCGGTGCTGCCGTGGGTGAAGTCCAGGTTGCCCAGGCTGCTGTCAGTAAGAGCAGAGCCAAAGTAGTTCTTCGAGGCGATGCTCACGGCTTCGATGGTGGTCGAGCCAGTGCCGGCGCGGTCGGTAAGGAGAACTTCCTTGGTGCCACCGACGAGCTCGCGGTAGACCAGGTTGTTGCCCAGATCGAAGCTGAAGGCCTGGAGCGCACCAGCGAAGGAGAGCAGCTGGAAGCTGCTGGTGTTGCCGTTCTTGAAGATCAGCGGGGAAGCCTGGTTCGCATAGGTAGCGGAAGGCAGAGCGCTGTCGTCAGGAGCGACGTACACACCAGTGAAGGTGAAGTCGATCGTGGGGATTTCGCCCACGGTGCAGTTAATGCTGAAAGTGCCGCGACAGCCGGTCACCTTGTGGCGCAGACCATCAATGTTGTAGTAGATGGTGACGCTGGAGAAACTTGCGCTGACAGGGGCGTAGGTGACACTGGTGTCAGCGACGATCGTCTCAGACAGGCCGCAAGCCTGGAGAGCCTTGCCGTATTGAGGAGCGGTGCCGGCAGCGCCGGAGCCTGCAAGCTCAACGCTGAAGCTGCACTCAACGCGAGTGTTGGCAAGAAGCTGCTCAGATGCGCCCAGATAGGGACGAACAACGTCGCGGTTTACGACGTCACTCTGCTGAGGAGTGATGTTCAGATCTCTTACGAGAACGGCGTCGGCTCCCGTCGGAGTCGGGTCGGTCCCGTAGCTCGATTCCGTCTCGATCAGAATCAGGCGTTTCCGCAGTAGCAGGGCCATTGGTGGTTACCTCAGATGGTGTTGGGGGAAGCGTGCGCTTGATTAACTTGCGCTCGCCCGTTTCCGGGTCCAGCAGGTAACTCCCGCCTTCACCACGGTGTTCATTAGTCATGGTAAGTCGAGTGGGTTGCTAGGTCTAAGCCTAATCCGATTCGCTTATTGAGTCAGATCAGCAACCCGTGAGCGGTACATCACCTCGTACTCGCAAAACACCACTCCAGCAGGTTGATCCGCCTCAAAAAAGTTGAACGTGGTTTGAGCTGGTTGAATGTCAATTGCTTTGCCACCGAGTGTTAGATCTGCCATAAGCTTTGAGTGCAAACTCTCGATTACTGCGTCAGCTGCTGTCTCGGGAGTCGTGCCACGTGTAATCACACTTATGCGAACGCGCAACGTCCAGTCCAAGGTGGGCAAGCTTGTGTTCTGGACTGGGGTGTCAGTCACCGGCTCAATGATGATCGCCGGGGATTCAGCGCGGGACATCGGCTCGACTCGCGACCGATAGATGCGCGTCCCGACATTGGTGGTCCCGGTCAGCGTGGTCTTGATTGCGGCCAGGATGCTTTCGCGCTTGGTAGTCATGGCTTGGAATACAGCGATCCGAATGGCCCCGGATCTGGTCTCCCATTAACTATGGCCTGCGCACGCCTGTAGATATGGCAGTCGGTCTTACCTGCCGCCTCAAGCGCCTCTAAAACCTTTACCCAATTCTCACGGGTGTGCTTATCCATTTCCGCATTATGGGCATGGATGTGACGATTGGCTTTAATCGCAGGCCATCGTGATAGTCACGGATTCACCGTCACCCATCGCGGTGGCACGAGATCGCACGTAGCGAACGATTCGCCCTTGATAGAAATGTGCATCGACGCCGGACTGGCCGTGCGCCCTTGCAGTGTCAAGGGCGAACCATGTTGTTCCGTCCATGGATCCTTCGTCCACAACGGTGACATTGCTGCCAGTGACGTTGTGGACGAACGTGAAGTTGTTGCCGCTGACTTCGACTGAGTCAGTTGCAGTCTCTGATGTGAGCGTGCCAAGTGTCACGATGTTTTCGCGACGCGAGGCCCAACTTCCGTAGATCTCAGGCATTAGAAGGTGCCGCCGTCAAGCTCAAACCCGCTGGCAGTGCCGTTCTCAAGGAAGGTCACCAGGTCAGACAGGGCAACCTGCACCATCGTGCCGGCGTCGTTGATGACCATGCGGTCAGCAGCGGCCAGGGTGGTGGCAGTGGCAGACGTACCACCGTCAACGATGTTCAGCTCAGAGGCGGTAGCGGTGACGCCGTCGAGAATGTTGAGCTCGTTGGTCGTGGCGGTAACGCCGTCCAACAGGTTCAGCTCAGCGGTGGTGACGGTTGCGCCGTCGAGGATGCCGATCTCGGTTGCCGTCAGAGCAGCCAGTGCAGTTGCACCGCCGGTCTGCATCCCCGACAGGGTGTCCAGGTCAGCGTCGAAAGCTTGGACGTTGGTGCCAATCACCAACCCCAGATTGGTGCGGGCTGCAGAAGCGCTGGTTGCGCCAGTGCCGCCGTTGGCAACAGCAATGGTGCTGCCGTTCCAGGTGCCGCTGGTGATTGTGCCAACGCTGGTCAGGCTGGAGCCTGTGACGCCAGAGCCGAGAGTGCTGCCGCTGAGGACCGAAGTGCCCGCGATCTTGAACTCTTTGCCAGAGGCGAGATCAATGTGCTCCGAGCTGGTCCAGCTGTCGGTGGCGTCGACCCAGTTGAAGGTCTTGTCGGTTGAACCTTTCAGAGTGATACCGCCGCCGTCGGCAGTGGCGTCGGTGGGAGCGGCAGTAGAACCCAGCTCAAGGTTCTTGTCATCCACGGAAACCGTGGTGCTGTTAATGGTCGAGGTCGTGCCATTAACGACCAGGTTGCCGCCAACTGTGACGTTACCGGTCGTGTCCAGCGTGGCAATCGTCGCACCACTGAAATCGAGAGTGCCGGTAAACGTCTTGTTACCGCTGATTGTTTGCGTGCCACTCAGGGTTGCAAATGCACCCGAGCCGCCGATTGCAAGAATCTGAGTTGCACTACCGCCAGCACCACCGGTGCCCTCGCCGTAGTACAAAACGTCATCGACTTCGTTAAAAGCCAGTTCGGCGTTGGCCAGGCTCGAAGGAGCGCCGGCATCGCCAGATGCTCGCCTCTTGATCCGAAGGGTGTTGGCCATCTCTGAAGTGCCTCCTTAGCTGGAAAATTAGGTCCTAGGGATCTGCCTAAGTCACTTTAGCCGGCAAACTTGACACGATTGATCCCTAAAAATTGCCCCCGTCCGCAAGGGTCAATTTCGTGTTTACGTCGTCTGCTTTAAATGAGGACGAGCTTGAGTCGTAGTAGAGAACGCTGCCGTCCGTTTTGTCGGCAGTAGTTACGTCAGTCAGATCATTCAGAGCGAAATCACCGCGAGTACTGAAGTAAGAGAGACTGGACCACGCGGTCGAGCCATCCCCCATCTTGAATTTGCCGGTGTCCGTCTCGACTCCAACCTCTCCTGATGCAAGAGTTGGGTCTGCGCTGGTCCACTCTGACGCCGTACCACGGCGGTTTTGGATGCGAACTGGCATTACTCGACACCTCCACCGTCGAATACGTCGGCTCCGCTGAAGTCGGTCTCGGGACCGCCACCGTCTAGATCCTCATCAACAAGGGTAAGGCCGCGGCCGACAACCTTAGTGAGGAACAGTTTGCAAATTAAGCCGTCGTCAATCAGCTGTGTGCTGCGCACCGAGTACATCTTGTTATCGATCTCTATGCCAGAACCAAAAGCCAGATCTCCAAAATCAGAGGCCTTGGCGGTCAGCACGTAGTCAGTTGTGAGAACTACGCCGTCAGCAACAATTTCGGTGGGCTGTTCAAGGATGCCCTTACCCGTCGTCGAACCAGCTGTGCAGCTCACAGCAAAGTGCGACGTATTAAAGAAGATGTCTAGGTCGGTGGACAGGTTCATAGACCCAGCTTACCGAAAATTACTTATACGAAAAAGCGCCCGGACCAGTAGCCCAGGCGCCGCGTCCTTCGCTGCTAGAGCTTAGGCGTACTTCTTGGCAACCACAGCGTTGAGGCTGTAGGTGTGGGTAGAAGTGGAGGTGGTGGACACAGCCTTTACCCAACGCTTAGCGCTGGACTTAGGGAAGGCGATGTACTGCTTGGAAGCAGAGGTGCTCACTTGGGTGAAAGCCACAGTGCCGGAGGCCTGGGCGGTGCCATCAAGAGAGAAAACAGCGGTGATGTCGCTGTAGGTGCCGCCAGAGGTGTCGGCAGACTGGAATTTGACGTCGAGGGTGGAGGTGCCACCGTTCTCAACGTCGAGAACCACAAGGACATCGCCCTCGTAGTCGTTCAGGTCGACGGCGGTGCCATCGAGATCAGCAGTGCGCTCAGCGGTAGGAGCAAAAGCAACGTGGCTGAGCTTGTCGAGAGTCGTGGAAAGAAGGCCCATGGCTCACTCCTTGGGTGCAGTGGAACGAGTGCGCTTTGGCTTGACTTCAGCCGCGGCCGGAGGCTCAGGCTTTGGTTCAGGCTTGGCGGCTTTGGGCTCGTCCGCTTTGCGGGCTTTGCCCAGCGCAACGAGCGTGTGGGCGTCGGTAGCGCTGACCTCGACAAAGGAGCCCGCCGAAGCAGGCTCCCCCGAGATCATCACCGGACGCAGGATTTCAACTCGCATGAGTTAGTCCGCGTAGGTCAGATCTCGTGTCGAGATCAGGTGCCCAGGCAGAAGGCGCCAGGCTGCTTGACGGCCACATCGACGTCCTGGAGGGCGATGATGCGGACGGTGC